TTCGCTGGCCAGTAGGAGCTATGCAATTCCCACATGCCGATAAAGAATTACATGAGGGTCCAGATGCTGGAACACCAAATGAATTTCCTTGGTATGACTTAGGAACCGTATTTTATTTAAATGACGATTACGAAGGAGGAGAGTTGTTTTTCCCACTTCAAAATATTAAATTTAAACCTAAACCAAGAGCGGCTTATTTCTTCCCTGGAGATAAAAACTATATTCACGGGGTTACAAAAGTTACAAATGGGACTAGATATACTGCCCCATTTTTCTGGACAATAACAAAGTTAGGGTTAGAAGATGACAAATAAGTATGAGTATACATCATTTGAATTACTTCCAAATGTAAGAATTTATCAGGGCTTATTGCCAGACGCAGACAATCTTTATGACATCATGAAGCGTTCAGAGAAAACATCTGAAGGTAAATATTATTTAAGGACTTGGGATCAATGGTCCATCTTTGGAACATATTCTCAACAAAAACATGATGATAATGAGCCCAGAGAATTTGGACCGATGTATGATGAAGAAAAGCATTTATCTGATAGAGTTTATGAGGCATATAATACTGCAATTGAAGATTATGTAAATACTTACAATGTAGTGATGCCTCCAACATCCAAGCTTATGACATCTTCATTTTCTAAATACAATACAAATATTGATACAATGAAAAATGAAATGACAATGCAGTATCACACAGATTATATTATTTCTGAAAGAGATATGCCAGGTCCAAAATTCCTTTTAACATGCACAACCTATATAAATGATGATTACGAAGGTGGAGATATTGAGTTTGTTATAGACGATCAATATTACCCATATAAACCTAAAGCGGGAGACATCCTTGTATTCCCATCTACAGAGCCATATTTTCATGGAGTCAGAGTTATTAAAAATGGAGAAAAGTTTTTTATTAGAAACTTTATTCAACACTACTTTGATGGAACAAAAGAGTGGCTTGATAACCAGAGACATTTCGGCGCATATAGATGGTCAAAAATGGAATGGGATAGAATTGAAAAAGAAAATCCAAAAAATATGAGATACTCAAAGAGAAAGCATTTAGGGTATGAATCATGAGCAATCCAAAAATTAGAGATGAATTTTTTTTAGTAGAAAATTTTATTGATGCAGAAACTTGTCAAGCTGTAATTAAATACTTTGACTATTTAGTTGATAATAAAGTTTTAAAATGGAATGAAATTTCTTTTTATGGTTCACAGGCTATGGGATATTGGCCATCTGATGACAGGCTTAAATTGTTTGGCTTATCACCAAATTTTTTTGGAGAACTAAAAGAAAAAATAAAAACAAAAACAGAAGAACTTTTGGGATTTGAAGTTAATGAAGTTAGTTATCATGCACAAAGATGGATTGAAGGTGCATTTGCGGACTATCACTCAGACAATTCAGATCATGATGGAAATCCAACTGCTTTTGAAAAAAGTAAATACGCCGTATTTATTTATTTAAATGATGATTTTGAAGGCGGGCACTTAAAGTTTAAAGATGGCAGTATTGATGTTAAACCCGAGATAGGTCTAGCTGCATTCTTTGCGGGAGGCCACACTAGAGAGCATATGGTAACTACAGTAAAAGGTGGAATAAGATATACCATAGGTTCATTTTGGGATGACGCTAGTTGTGTTTATACAGATGAGCAAAAAAAAGCTTGGGAAGATGAGCTTAAGCAAGTTAGAGCAGAACAAGAAGAGCTTTATAAAAAATGGGCAACTCCAGAAGGTAAGCCAGTAATGCCAAAGGGTAGAGAATGATAATAAAAGAAAAGTTAGCAGAAAACTTATATTATTATAAAAAAGTTATTAAAGATCCAACTGCTTTAATTGCAAAAATAGAATTACTAGATGGAAAGATTGCAAACAATTCTAGTTTAAGTAATTGGTCTCCATGGGTTTCAAGTACCAGAGAAGATGACGTCTTTGGTGAGTTCAAAGCTGGTGGTTACAGAATTGGATATGATTTATCAGAAGACAAAGAATCATTTTTAATTATTGCAGAAATTCATGATGCAATTTTACAATGTATTGAAGATTATTCTTTTACAACTCAAAAAGATCTAGGATATCTCCCAGACGAGATTACAATCAGAAAGTATCACGCTGGCGGAAAGATGGGACCACATATTGATTGTGAAGAAGATGACGATGAAGCTAGATTAACTGCTTCTCTTGTTCTATACCTTAATGACGATTTTGAGGGTGGAGATGTAATATTTAGAGAACAAGGTATTACAATGAAACCAGAACCAGGAAGTCTTTTGATTTTTCCATCAGTAAAACCATATTACCATGAGTCTACTGAGATAATTTCTGGATTTAAGTATATGTGCCCAGCATTTATGTTCAAAAGAAGTAAATTAAATTAATAGGTGGTATAATTAAAAAATGGCTACAACAGGAATTAATGGATGGCGTTTCCCAAGTTACTCTGACTCACCAGATGTACCTAGAGACCTAGGTTTATTGGCAGCAGACATATCTGCTTGGGTGTCTACAAACCCAGATCTAAAAGGCGCAACAGGCGCAACAGGACCAAGAGGTTACAGCATACTTAATGGGTTAACTAGCCCAGCATCTAATGTGGGTGTTGACGGAGATTTCTATATCAACACAATAAGCAATTCAATATTTGGACCAAAAACTGCAGGAGCTTGGGGAAATGGAACAAGCTTAGGTGGCAATAGTGTTTTGAATGGAACCGTAGATCCAGTTTCTGCAAATGGATCTAATGGAGATTTTTATATAAATACAACATCCAAAACTATATTTGGACCAAAAACAAACGGTTCCTGGCCTTCAGGAACTTCCATAGTTGGACCACAAGGAACACAGGGATCAACTGGAACAACTGGAGCAAAGGGAGATGCAGCAGCAACCATATTAGTTAATTCTACAACAACTAGCGCTCCAGGTACAAATGCAATAGTTACAAACTCAGGAACATCTTCAGATGTTAAATTAGATTTTACTATTCCAAGAGGAGCAGATGGAGCACCAGGCGCACCAGGTGCAGCAGGCGCAAAAGGAGATGCAGGTGCACCAGGAGCAACACCAAGCCTGGACCCTATTTCAACAAGAATATCTCTTACAATGCCAAACACTTCTACAACTGGAGTTAACTCGAACTGGTATCCCCTTTCAACAGGTCTTTATGATTTAGGAAAAGATGCAACAAGTGGATCTGCAAGATATTGGAAAAATATTTATTCAAATGGAACTGTCTATGCGGCATCAGTTGTTGCTTCAGGAAATATGTTTATTCAAACATCAACAATTGTTTCATCTGATAGAACTTTAAAAAATACAATTGAAGAGTCTAATCTAGGACTTAATTTTATTAATTCATTAAAGCCAGTTAGCTATAAATATAATGTAGGCGGAATAAACTATACTGCTGATGATGATGGCAATCAGGTTGAAACAATAGTTCCAGGAACAAGAACTCATTACGGACTAATTGCACAAGAAGTAAAAGAAGCTTTAGAAGAAGCGGGAGTACAAGACTTTGGCGGATGGGTTGAAAAAGAAGATTCCACACAAGCCCTTAGATATGAAGAGTTTATTTCTCCATTAATTAAAGCCGTACAAGAACTTTCAGCGAGAGTAAAAGCACTAGAAGAGGCGTAAGACATGTCCTATAAGTATACAGTCTTACAAGATAAGCCAAGCTCTTTTTATTTATTAGATGAAGTAAGATCTGGAACAGTTGGCTCTTATGACAGCATGAGATCAACTTTTTTAACATATGCTGATCTTCGAGACCGTGGAGTTTCATATTCCGCTTTAAGCGGATTACCAGTATACGACTATTCAGGTAATGCCTATGACGGATATGCTATAAATGCATCTTCAAGCGAACTAATGCCTTTAATCGCAGGCGGAGTCAGAGGAACAAAAGTCTTATCAGATACAAGAATAAACTTCAACGTACCTGGAATTGCTAACTCATATTATTCAGACAATTCATTTTGCATAGAAGCCTGGGTGCTATTGCCAGACTATAGTTCTGATGAAGTATGCATTGTTGGAGATTCAGGAAACGCAATAGGATTATTTTATAAAAACGGAAACCTTATATTTAAAGCTGGACCTAATTTAGTTCAATATAAAGTTAGCAATACAGAATCAATATATGTAGTAGGGCAATTTTCTACAAATCAAATTTCATTATATATAAATGGTTTCATTGTTAATTCAAAAAGTTTAGACAAATATAAATTTAATAACACGTCTGTTAATTTTCAATCTGGACCATCGGCAAATAGTTTTATTATAGACTCTGTAGGTTTTTATAAATTTAACTTATCTGATTCTCAAATAATTAAACATTATAAAAATGGAATAAAAGAAATTAATTATTCTCAAATTGTTAATAATGATGGCGGATATCTATTTAGCATGAATACAGCAATGATGAAGCCATCTATGAGCTACTCATATCCTAGATCAAAGTCCTGGAAAAATTTTATAAATGAAAATATTAAGTTATCTGTAGATGAAGCCTATCTTTATTTTGATAGTTCTTTGAGTGGAAGTTTTACATTTACAGATTCAATTATTATTCCAGAAACTTTAGGAATAACTAGTTCTCAAATTTATTGGGATTCAGATACAGATGGCATATCAATAAGAGCTAGCATTGACGGCACCAACTGGGTAAGCTGTATTAATGGTTCACCCATTCCATTCTTTAATAAAAATGATAATCAAATAGGGTCTATTTTATATCTACAGGTAACAATGTCATCATCAGATACCTCTAAGTATTTGCCTATTCTTAAATCTATTACAATAGATTTTTTTAAGAATAAAAATTTTTATTGTGACAACTTTGGGTATTATATATCTTCAAATTATGATTACTCTTTGCCAAGATCAAATAGCACAATATTATCTTATAATAAAAACAATGGATTAAAGATGTATAGTGGGCATGGGTTTACAATTAATTCAGATTTGTCTACCAGAACAATAGAACTTATATTTACTCCAGACGGATCACAAAATGTATTATTTTCAGCACCATCCAAAATATATGAATGGGATAATTTGGGAGCCATCACTAAAACTGGAGTATCCTCAATATACGTAAATGGCATAAATAGAACATCTGCAACTAATATATCAGAATTCTTTTCAAACAGTCTACCCCACTATGTTGTTATAGTTTTATCTACTGCAGCATCAACAAGCCTCAAGTTTAATCAAAATCAAACCGACAGCAAGTCTGGTGGTAAAAATATGTATAACAATTTAAGCATATATCCAACAGCCTTTACAGAGTATGACGTGGCCAGACATTATCAGCTATACACAGACAACATAGTAAATTCAATATCAGACAGCCTTGTTTCTGTATCTGAGTCAACCTCTGGTACAGATTCTACCGCCTACCTATTACTTTCTGTAGAGCCACAAGCAATATCTATATAATTTTGTCATAGTGTTGACAAAATCTGGACTTTAGTTAGCAGTAATGGTATCATTAAGTACTATGGATATTTTAAATAAGAATACTAGAATCATTGAAGAGACCACGCTTGGCATTTATGTGTGGGAGATGCCTGACGGTAGATGGATTGGAGATGACGATGGTAATTTTCTTTCGGTCACGGCAAAAAAAGGCAATAGATCCAAGATCGATGCTTTGGCTAGAGAAGTTCGCTCATATGGTATATATGAGGGTAATCCCAAGTTCCTTTCAGGACGCAGAAAAATTGATGATGAAGAATTTGAACACCAAAACGAAAGATTAAAATGGGGCTTAACACCAGACCCACTAGATATTGGTGTTTATAAAGATTCAATGCTTAGAAATGGAGCAGTTCAATGACAAAAAGATTAGAGTCAATAGAAGATGAAATTGATAGTGTCAACACTATTGATATATCCAATACAGCCGATTGGTTCTCATTTAAAAAATCTGAAGAACATGATGACCCATTTAACCTTGGGCTAGAAGATATTAAAAAGCTTAGAGGACTTGGAACAAATTTTAAGCGTAAATTAAATAGAGATTTTTCTAAAGCTTTTGTAGGAACAAGCGGAGTCGGAACACAGCAAAATTTATTACAACAGGCTATTAGCGGATATGCATTATTTGATCTTGTAGAGCCAACATATAATTTAGAATACCTTTCAAAAATTTACGAAGTTTCAACATATAACTATGCCGCTATAAACGCAAAGGTTTCAAATATTGTTGGTCTAGGATATATGTTTACAGAAACATCAAAAGCAAAAGATGCAATGGATGCTATTACAGACCAAAAGCAATTAGATAGAGCACGTACAAAGATTGATAGAATAAAAACTCAGCTTGATAAATGGCTTGATGATTGTAATGAGGAAGAGTCTTTTACAGAGACCCTTATAAAAGCCTACACAGACCTTGAGGCGACTGGAAATGGATACATTGAAATAGGACGTACAACAGCAGGTGACATAGGCTACATCGGCCATATACCAGCTAAAACAATGCGTGTGCGTAGATTCCGTGATGGCTTTATTCAATTGCTTTACGGCAAGGCTGTCTTCTTTAGAAATTTTGGAGATTTAGAAACTCCAAGCCCAATTGCAGGACAAGAAGATCGTCCAAATGAAATTATTCATTTGAAGAAATATACACCGATGAATAATTATTACGGTGTTCCTGATATTATTGCAGCGCAGCAAGCTTTAGCTGGAAATGAATTTGCTGGAAGATATAACCTTGACTACTTTGAAAACAAGGCGGTCCCAAGATATATTATTACGGTTAAGGGAGCAAAGCTTTCACCAGAATCAGAAAGAAAGCTTCTGGAGTTTTTCCAGGTTGGATTAAAGGGTAAGAATCACAGATCATTATATATTCCTCTTCCAGCAGATACACCAGACTCAAAGACTGAATTTAAAATGGAACCAATTGAGGCAGGCGAACAAGAGTCTTCATTCAATATTTATCGTAAGTCTAATAGAGATGAAATTCTTTTAGCGCATCGTGTCCCAATTAGCAAAATTGGTATTCCAGAAGGAATTAACCTTGCAGCAGCAAGAGATGCCGATAAGACATTTAAAGAGCAAGTTTGCCGTCCTTCACAAGATCGACTTGAAAAGAAATTAAATTATTTAATTGCAGAAAAAACAGATGTCGTCCAATTAAAATTTAATGAACTCAGCCTTACAGATGAAGAAACTCAAAGCCGTATTGATGAGATCTATTTGAGAATGCAGGTCATTACCCCTAACGAAGTTCGTATTAGAAAGAATATGACAACGGTTGAGGGTGGAGATGAAATGGTAGATTTAAAGCCTCAACAGGTAGCAGATCAACAGGCTAAATCCACAGGGAATAAAGCAAGAGACCAACAAAGATCCGCAAATGCTCCAGATAAAAGCGGAGAAGCAAGAAACCCAAAAGGTGATGGTCCTAAAGTCAAATAAGTTTAATCAACTGCTATTTGCGTTAGAGTAGATAAACCTATAAAATTAAGCATATGAACATCGAAAAGTCACACTGGTCAAGCGATGGTGAAAACCTTCATCTCTCCGTACCCTTTACTAAGGTTAATCGTGAGAATAGAACCGTGTCTGGATTTGCTACATTAGATAACGTAGATCAGACTGGCGACGTAGTAACAGCAGAAGCAAGCATTAAAGCTTTTGAGAATTTTAGAGGAAATCTCCGTGAGATGCATCAGTCAATTGCAGTTGGTAAAGTTGTTTCCTTTAAACCAGAAACATATTACGACCAAAAGACTCAAACATTTTATAATGGAGTTTATGTAACATCATACATTTCAAAGGGTGCACAAGATACTTGGGAAAAAGTTCTTGATGGTACCCTTTCTGGTTTTTCAATCGGCGGAAAGATTAAAGAATCAGATAATGAAGTTAATAAAGCAACAGGAGAAGCAGTAAGATTTATTAAAGATTATGACTTAGTAGAACTTTCAATTGTTGACTCTCCAGCAAACGAGCTTTGTAATATTTTTTCTATTGAAAAAGTAGGCGGCAAAATGGTTTACAAAGGACTTGCTACAGAAGTTGTAACTGAAAACATTTTTTATTGCGAAGAAAGCGATTCTGTATTTATGTCTACAGAAAAAACTTTTGATTCACCAGTATCAGGAAAGCCAGCCACGCTAATTGGTTGGGTTGAAAGTTCAGATATGAATAAGTCAAAAGAAATAAATAAGATTCTTGCTTCATTTAAGAAGTCAAGATTACCGTTGCCTGAAACACAATTAGCAAAACAGGCAAACGTAGAAGGAGGTAATAAAATGTCAGATACAAACATTGATAATGTTGTAGAAGCTCCAGTAGCTGAAGCAGCAGTCGTAGAAGCACCTGTCGAAGAAGCTGTTGAAGCTCCAGTAGCAGATGAAGCAAACGTCAATCTTTTTGACAAATCATCAGAAGTTGCAGAAGTTGCAGCTGAAGATACCTCTGCCGACAACGTTGAAAAAGCAGCCGATACAGTAGAAGTTATGGTTGATGAACCTGATTTTGCAAAAATGTTAGGCGATCTAAAAGGCTTTTTCTCCGAGACACTCACAAAGGCTACAGAGGCAAATGCTGCACAGGTAACAGAGATTAAAACATCTGTTGAATCTTTCAGCAAAAATGTCGATGCTAGAATTCTTGAGTTGGCAGAAAAGCACAGCGCACTTAGTGATGCTGTTGCTGAAATCAAGGGCACCATCGATGGTGTTCAAAAGCGAGTAGATGCTGTAGAAGGCGAAACCGCAATTAAGAAGTCCTCTGACCTTGGCGGGTCTGAGGTATTTACCAAATCAAAATCAAAATGGTCAGGAGCTTTCCTCGGTTCCGTAAATGAAATCTTTAACTAAAATAAGGTAGGTGAAATAAAAATGAGTAATGAATTATTAGAAAAGGCCGCAGCAGCTGGTGCAACAGTATCAACTGGTTTTGGCTCATCAACTGGTGGTTCAGGTGTACACGTTGCTTCAGAAAATGGCAATGGTGGTCTCCTTAACCCAGAACAATCAGCACGATTCTTGGACTATATGTTCGATGCTACCGTAATTGGTAAAGTTGCACGTACTGTCCGTATGAAGGCTGACACAACAGAAATTGATCGTATGTCTATTGGTGAGAAGCTTGTAAAGCTTGCATCAGAAGGCGAGAACACAGGAGTTAACTCAGGTGTAACATTCTCAAAGATCTCTCTCACAACAAAGAAACTCCGCATGGACTGGGAGCTTTCAACAGAATCTCTAGAAGATAACATCGAAGGTGCAGATCTTGAAGATCACATTGCACGTTTGATGGCAACACAGGCAGGTAACGACATTGAAGACGTAATCCTTAATGGTGATACATCACTTTCAGGAGATGCTCTTTACAAGTCATTTGATGGCGCAGTTAAGAAGGCAAAGACAAGCGGTCACGTAGTCGATGCAGCTGGTGCGGGAATTTCTCGTGCAGTATTTAACTCAGCTCTTAAGGCACTCCCACGTAAGTACAAGCAGCGTCGTACAGACCTTCGCTTCCTTGCAGGATCAAACTTGATCCAGGATTACCTATACTCTAACTCACAGAACATTCAGAACGTTACTCCACAGGATATTGCTTCAGGCATCATTCGTGGTGATGTTCCAGTTCTTGGAGGTCCAGCAGGATATGTAGCTCCATACGCATTTGGTATTCCAATCGTTGAAGTTCCATTGCTTCCTGAGACACAGACAGGTACATATGCTAGCCCATCAGGTTCACACGGAGACGTCCACTTGACATTCCCAAATAACGTTGTTATTGGTATCAAGCGTGATGTTACTGTTTACCGCTTCTTCTGGCCACGTAAGGACTCAATTGAGTACACAATGTATACTCGTGTTGGCGTTCAGATCGAGCAAGCAGACGCTTGGGTAGTTGTAAAGAACGTTAAGGTTGCTTCTTAATTAATTAAGAATTAAACTACCGAAAGGCCCCCAATTAATTTTGGGGGCTTTTCATTTTAATTTAACAATGCTATAATTAAAGGACCTAGAAAGAGGAGAAATAAATATGTCGTTTGACACATTAAAAGTAGCCGAATTAAAAGTAATTGCAACAGATTTTGCAGTTGATACAGAAAACTTAAAAAACAAAAAAGACATAATTGCAGCACTATCAGAAGAAGGCGTTACCTGGGATGTTTACCAGAGCACACTTGAAGCAATTGAAAAAGATACAGAAGAAATTGAAATTCTTCCAAAGTTTGATCCAAAGGCTCAGCCAGAAGATACAATCCTTGTTAGAATGACAAGAGAGAACATGAGATATGATATCCATGGTCACACCTTTACAAAGGATCATCCTTTTGTGGCAATGTCAGAAGAAGATGCTCAAACAATTTTTGATTCAGAGGAGGGTTTTCGTTTAGCGACACCAAAGGAAGTTCAAGACTTCTACAACTAAACGTTAACATAAGTTAATGGAAATATTAATAGGCACAAACTCACCAATAAGACATAGAGTATTTTGGAAAGGTGAATCTGCATATGCAGACGATCTTCCAGAAGTACGCCTATATGATATTACAGAAGCTGCTGAAGATAATCCAGCAGTAACTCCAGGAACTCTTATATCCACTGGTACATCTGAGCAATCAGAAACTGACATTGGCGTATACAATTTTTATCCAGACCTTACAGTGACAAACTCTGCAAAAAAAATAATAGCAGAATGGTCATATGAAGTAGACGGATCTCCAGTATTAAAAGAGCACGAAGTTTATATTGTTGTGCCCTACGTAGATATATCTCAAGCAGTAGATACCCTAGGTCTTGGTTCTGACTATAATGATCCAAACCACAAAACATATCAAGAACTACTTGATGCAGAAAAATATGCACGTAAAGTAATTGAAAATTATACTCAGCAAAAGTTTTATTTATATGATGATGTGAATGTTGTTTACGGAGCTGGAACAGATATACTTCCTCTTCCTAATAAAATAAAAGACATTCATGAAGTTTATGTAAATGATGTACTTGTTGTTGATAATATTCACAATGTAAATAATTGGGGAATTCCAGTTCAAATTGCTGAAAGCGGATTCGGTATCAGAGTTAATCGTGCCAATATGCTTGATAATAGCGTATACACTGCTAATGGAATGGTGCCTCCAACTATCAATGATTATGCGGGTGTATTTAACAAAGATGCTAGGTACAAAGTATCTGGTAAATATGGATGGGCTCAAATTCCAGACGAAGTTGAAATGGCAGCTATTGAATTAATGAGAGATTATTTTTCTAAAGATAAAGTTTGGAGAAATAAATATATAAAGAGCATATCTACATTTGATTGGAAGTTTGACTTTAACTCTGCAACATTTGCAGGAACAGGTAATAACTATGTAGATCAGTTATTGCTGCCTTATGTAATTAACAAAATGGTATTGATATAAAATGAATAGTCTTGTTGACTCTATTTTAAATATGAAAATGGATGTATATATTCAGCAAGATATACAAGATCCAAACACTGGAGCTATGAAAAAAGAATGGATTTATTCTAGAACTGTTCCTTGTTATGCAAAAGGAATAATTACAAATTCTGCTACAAGATCTGCTGATAGACAAACAATGGGCAATAGCTATGTTAATCAGCAAACAATTGAAATTAGAACTGAAGCTAGGGTAACTATAAGAGAAAAAGTTACAAACATTAGAGATTTATTTGACACACCAATTTGGACTGAATTAAATTATCCAGTTGAAACTCCAACAGTATTTGAATTGGCAGGCAGCACACCAATCACCGACCCATTTGGCGGGATATTAGGCTATAACTCTTTGGCCCACAGATCGGAGAATCAGGTAATTGGACTCTAGTGTTGCACTATTACAAACTTCAAGCGGACTAGAAAAGCCTATGATGGGAACTCCGAAAGGTGTTCTAATGGATTCTTCTGTTGCACAGATATCAGCATTTTTATATTATCAAGCTCAAGTATTAGGAAAGCTTACTTCAAATTCTGCATTTAAAAATTTATTTAAAACAACTATATTTAATCAGATAGAAAAAGATTTTGGTGAGTTCATAGATTCATCTGCAAGAATTAAGCCAACAGCTCTTCATCATGTATACGAATGGAATAAATCGGGACAAGAAACGGCTAGACTGTTTAAAATAAAAAGGCTTGATGCAGAAGGACTTTCATTTAGAGTAGGATACGATTTTAAATTATCTAAGACTGCAGTTCCATCTAAAAATAAAAAACAAAAGAAAAAGTATATATTTGAAAACAAAGCTTCTGTGATGGAAGCTGGAATGCCTGTCATAATCCGTCCAAGGTCCGCTGAGCGACTTGTATTTGAATTGAATGGTACAACAGTGTTCATGCCTAAAGGCTCCTCTGTGACCGTCAGAAGCCCTGGTGGACGTGCATCAAGTAATCAATTTAGATTACATTATGGAAGATATTTTGGTGGGCAGCTAGTAAATAATTCAATTAAAGCATCAGGGTTTCAGCAGATATTTAATACAAAGATGTCAAAAGCTTTAAGCACACCAGCGGGAATTAGAAAAGTGCAATATAGCTTCACAGCTGGTAAAATAAGGTTAGAAGCAGACGCAGCATTACAACAGGCATTTGGAGGAGCATTATGAGCGTAGATTATAAAATAGACTCAATGTTTGAGTTACGCAAGTTCCTCTGGAACGAATTAAAAGAAAATAACATATTTGATCCAAATGATTATTATAGCGATAATATCAGTATGGAAGTTGTTCCAATTATTCCAGTCCAGCAACAGCCAGAACTTAATCAATTTTTGAGCGGGAAAAAGCATATAGTCTATGACAAGATTGGAATGTCTTACGAGGATATCTGGATGATATGCTGTGAAAAAATATTATTTACTGTATATTCAACAGATATATCTGATATATATGAGATTAGAAACCTTATGACAGATCTATTTAGAAGAATGGATGAGTCTGCTAAAGATGTTGATCGGTTCCAGATAAGTCCAAAATTTAAATTCCATAGCATTCATATAGTTGAAATGTCCCCCACGACCCCTTCTGAAGAGCTTCAAGGCTTTTTATCAGCCGATATAATCCTTGAGGTTAAATACTCAAGATTTACAGGGCCAGATGGAAGATTCTTATAGGTTGCCTTTTGATCGACTATACCGTAAAATTGGTAATGAGGTAAAAAGCCTAGCCAGCTTTGATTAGATTTAAAACGTAAGTCAATATATATATATGTTTATTTAACAGGAGGTAGTACAACATGGCAAAGTTTAATAATGCTAAGAATATTCTTGTTGGAGCTTCACCGCTCTTTTTGTCTACTAAAGACATCACAACATCAGGATACGTAGAAAACATGGAGCCTGGTTCAGTTGCAGGTGTAGCTTTCGAAAACGAAACTACAACAGGAACACCAGCAGTTAAGACAGCAGGAAAGTCTTACACAGAAACTCTTAATTCAGATTCAACAAACAAATTCCGTAACGTAGGTTACACAAATAATGGTCTTCAGATTACTTACAACCCATCATACGGTTCAGTAACAGTAGATCAGCTTCTTGACACAGCAAAACTTTTCAAGGAGACAATGGAAGTTATGATCGCTACAGAAATGGCAGAAGGTACTCTTGAGAACATTCTTGCTGTATTTGGTCAGGGAACATCAACACTAAATGACTCAGGAACAGGTGCATCTGCAAAGCGCACACTTGGTCTTGAAGCAGGTGCTCTTGGACAAGCTCCAAATGAGCGTCAATTAGTTGCAGTCGGTGCAGCACCACAAGGTGGTAACGCAACAGCTGACGGTACACTTGGTTTAATTACTGAGCGTGTATATTATGCACGTCGTGTTCTTTCTGTACAACAGTCACAGTTCTCTTTGGCTCGTAACGCAGCAACAACATTCCCAGTAACATTCCGTTTGCTTCCAGACGGTGCTAAGTCAGGTCAGGAATACGGACTAATTATTGACCGTGTTCTTTCAACACACTCAGCATAATTAATATAATTAATTAATAGATTGCCCCCCAAGAAATTGGGGGGTTTTCTATTGCTATGGTATTTTGAATATGATACAATAATTAAGACAGAATCCTAGGAGGATTAAATTGGCAACTACAGTATATGATGTTGAAGAAATTCAGCTACAAAATGGAGCTACAGTAAAGCTTAAGCCTTTAACAATTAAAGAGCTTCGCAAATTTATGGTAGCTATTGCAAAAACAGCAGAAGCAACAACAGAAGACGAAACACTTACAATTCTTATCGATGCGTGTGCAGTCGCATTAGAAAAGCAATTACCAGATTTGGTAAATGATAGAGACGCATTTGAAGATACACTTGACGTTCCAACAATCAATCGCATTCTTGAAGTATGCGGTGGAATTAAGATGGACGACCCAAACCTTCTAGCGGCAGCGGTTCTGGCTGGGCAGAACTAGATCTAGCCGCTTTAGAGGGGGAAGTTTTTCTTCTAGGTAATTGGAAAAATTACGAAGAATTAGAAGACAATCTTTCAATGCCAGAACTAGTCCAGACTTTTAAAGCAATGCAAAAGACTGAGTCGGAGAAAAGAAAATTCTTAGCTTCAATTCAAGGTGTTGATTTAGATGAAAGCAGTAATGAAAATGAGGGGGGATCATCCTTCGAAGATGTTAGAAGAAGAGCACTTGGTATAAATGCATCACAAGATGATGTTGTTTCACTACAAGGCTCATTTGCCAGCGAAGCTGGTTTTGGCATCGGGGCAGGTTTAGGATATTCTATAGAGTAACATAAGTATATGGCCGAAAACAATTTAACGACCTACATTACCGCTAATGCAGACTTTACGAGTTTAAGAACTCAACTAGCTGCAGTTACTGCCCAACTCGTAAAATTACAAGAAACAACAGTAGGAACTAACGCAAAGCTCGGTAATCAAATTGCGGTAATGAACAAAGCCTTTTCCGAGACTTTGCGTTCCACTGGTCAGTTCTCAACACACTTTGTAACAATGAGTTCCGATGTTCAAAAGTTCGGAAAAAATTTAGATTCAGGTCAATTAAAGCTTAATCAATATTTTAAGGTATGGCAGAGTCATACAAAAAATACAGGCAATTTAATTAGAGATCTTGCAAAACAGCAGGTAATGCTTGAGCAGGCAATAGTACAGCCATTAGGTAAAAATGCACAAGGCATGATGCAATACAATGTTCAGGTTGCAAAAGGCTTAGATTTAATTAAAAATAAAACAGCATTAGCAAGACAAGAAGCATCTATCATGAACAAGGTTATGATGGATGGATCTAATCAATTAATTAACTGGGGTAAAAATACTCAGTGGGCAGGACGCCAGCTTACAGTTGGATTAACCGTACCGCTTGCAGCATTTGGAATGGCTGCACAAAAAGCATTTAGAGAAGCAGATGCAGAGCTTGTAAGACTTACAAAGGTGTATGGCGGACTATCACAAACATCTGCAGCAGAACTTGCTAAAGTTAGAAAAGATATTTCTGCAACAGCAAAAGAAATTGCTGGTTCATATGGAGTTGCTTATAAAGATACAATCTCCTTGGCTGCTGACTTGGCTGCAACTGGAAAACAAGGTAATGATTTAATTCAAGCAACGCAGCAAACAACTAGACTTGCAGTGCTTGGTGAAGTAGATAGACAAGATGCAATGAAAGCAACTCTTGCTATTCAAAATGCATTTAAGCAAAATACAGAAGAACTTACGCAATCAATTGATTTTCTTAACGCAGTTGAAAACCAGACATCAACAAGCCTTGC